AAGATCATCGTCAGCAAAACTAGGGCCATCATCAGGAGATACAGTGTTGGACCGCTGTTGTTCTTGCATGACTCGGGCAAGTTCTCTTTCCAAATAATCTGTTCGCTCAGCTTTTTCTCTGAGTCGTTTAAGGTTTTGTTCGTATGAATTTGCTTGTGCAGGTGGCGTGGGCTGTGTTGCAACATCCACCGGTGCAGACTGCTCAAGTTGCTCTCCATTGTCAGCTACATTTTCTATTACTTGATCTAAATTTTGTTCTTCCATACTTCTCCTAGATTTCTAAAAGGGGTGAATCTGTCTGCTCTTTATTCAGTTTTTTTGATAATCGATAGAGGGTTCCATCGGCAAAGTCTAATATATGTTGGAGTAGTTGCCGTTCTTCGGGTACAACCTGTAGTGCATTTTCTCTATAGGTAAGACACGCTTCTCTATCCGGTATACACCAGAGATACTCAATCTGTTCACTCTCATGGTTATATTTATAGACTGCTTGATCGTAATCAGGAGTTGGGCATGAGTCACGAGCTATAAAGTAATTACGCAGAATTGGCTGGAGTAACTTCTCGCGCTTAGTTACAACGCAAACAAAAAAGGATCGTGGTCGAATCTTTTTATAGTTCTCGACACAATCTACCAGCTCATCTATATATTTCTTCTGAAGCTCTCTTTGTAATTCTATAGGATCTCTTGATTCAGGCTCCTTTAAAAGAGCGTCATATGCAAGAGATCCTAATGTAGTGGTCTTATCCATGTATCTCCGCTTACAGGGCTTATTTTTTCTTCATAGGCATATGTTTTGATGGCATGCTCATGCATTTACCACAATCACATTTACCAGTATGCATCTTTTTAGATTTAGGTTTCTTAACTTTTTGCTTAGCCATTACTTTCCTTTTTTAAGTTGAGGGTATTTGCGGTGAACAGAAGCTCGTATCCCTTCAGGATTAGGCGCATAGTGTGCCCGAGCAAGTGCATTGCGAGCCCTTGCAAGAGTATTAATGGGAAAACTATACTTACTGGTCCCACCCGCTTTCCCTGCAAACTCCTTAGGGTTAACCGTCTTATAGCGTCCTGTATTAGACCCGCCTTTTTTATCTTTGAGTTTTTCTTCTTTTCCTCGGGAAACTTTAACACCTTTGGCGACGGTAACTTCTCGTTTTTTTTTCTTCATGGTTCTTTTTCCGGGTAGTTTATGCTGTTTTATGGTTAAAAAACAAGGCAGGGGATAACCCCTACCTTATAAATCTACTATCTTCTGCATCAAGCTCTCGTCGCTGGCGTCGCTTCTTAGGCATTTCTTTAACCTTCTGCATGCAAGGAGGAACGCCTATAATCTTAAATGCTATCTTAGTGGCCTTCTTATTAGGCCGTGGCATAGCAGGCATCATGAATCCATATTCATCATCTTTTGATGACGACGGCCACGGAACATAGTTTGATACTCTTGTTGTGGAAGATTGGCTATAGCGCGCTCATCTTCATGAACAAGATTGCTGTCGAGGCGCTCATTGCGCCGACGAGGATCACCTGCTTCATAAAATATATTACGCATATCCATATTCTGGATCATGTTGCCTTGTTGCATTTCCATTGCACGCTTGCGTAATGCATTGGCGTCCATGCGTTTGTCAACAGGCGCCTCTTTCATAACAGGAGAATTATCCCTGTTTAGTTTAGGGGCATGTTGTGGGAATTTTGGGACTTTAGCGCGCATAGGTTCTCCTTAGAACATTTCAGGATGTGCTCTTTGCTTTTTAAACTTAGAATCACTTTTACGCTGTGTATCAATACCGGAGATGGTATCATTAAGATGATAATCAACGTAATCATATCCCTTTGGCCAGCTACGCATAACAACATGCTGTGGCATATTTGCTATGGCGTGGTGATCTTCGCCAATCATGTGTGAATTTTCACGATCCATTTCAGATCGCATTGTTTTGCCAGCATACATTTCGCGGTGCTTAAATCCATCCGCTTTACTGCCGTGGTGGTAATGTTTCTTTGCCATAATACCCTCGTAGAAATGGGCTGTGCCCAGGTTAATAAAACTACCTCTAACTACGCAGGAGTTAATCCCTGCAATACATCTAACGATCTCTCTTGTTTGTTTGCAGGTGCCCGCTTCGGAGCAGCCTGAGATGGATTATGCTGTACACCGCGTTCACTTTCCATAGACAAACCTTTAGCAAGAGAGATCAAATTTCCTAAGTTGGCAATATCAATGCCTTCTAGTTCTTTAAGTGCTTTAACGAAGTCTAATAGCGATGCATAGTGATCACGCTCTGCTTGTGCCTTACGCTCAGTAGCCAATGCTTGGTTCTCTTGTACTCTGCTCATACGCTCTACGCCAAGCCCCTGATCGGCAACTGTTCGTGCTTGCGCAAGTTCAGTACGGGCCTGTTGTTCTTGGATAGCGGCCTGCATCTGCATCTGCTGCATCTGTTGCTGCTGCTGTTGATTCTTCTGCATGATTTCAATGAGTTTTTTCTTATTTTGTAGAGTAGCCGATTCAACAAGCGACTCGTCCGGTATAGGCACACCCAGTTCACGTAGCTGTAAGAGTTGTGCAAATTCCATCTGTTTTTGGGTGGCAGTGTTAAGGCCATCTTCAACCACACAGTCATAGATACCAAAAGCCTTGTTGTAGAATTGATCAGAGGGTTGTTCCTTAAGGATCTTTTGTATCTTGCCGGGAGTGTAATTAGATTGAACTGCTTCAATAAGAATGCGGCCCAATAACTTCTGAGACTGGTCTAATTGATCAAATAAAGGTTGTAATGTTGTAAGTCCTGCACCTTGTCGGAGCATAGATAATACGCCTGCTTTGTCGTCCATCGCGCTGCCCAAAAGTTCTTCGTTCACGCCCGAGATCTGATTAATTTCGTTAGCTAGGCCTTCAGATAATTGGAACATAGAAGGAGGAATCTGTGGTGCTGGGATCTGCATCACATCAGTCATCAAAGCTGAGTCCTTCAGCGCCAATCCACGACCCTGATTAGACAGGAAAACATCTTTAGGGTTAACAAGCGCGTTCTCTTTGTAGATCCAACCTGAGTTTATTTGTGACTCGAGTATATCAAGTTCTATAACCTTACGTCTGCTATAAAGATACTGAGCATCACGGAGTCCTCGTACCACGCCTTGTATGCGCAAATAATAATAAGGTGACTGTGGATTATAGTAGGTCAGTACTGGAACAAATGGATAACGATCTATGCCAAGCGTATTGGGGCCGTCGTAGAGCACCTTGCCTTGTACAACTATGCCTACTTTGACGGTAGGAATCGTTGTTTCTATAACAGTTACTTGTGGGTATGTGCGTAGAAACTCCTTCAAACGATCTTCATCTTGTGAGCGCCATTCAGTTGTTTCACCTGTTTGCGAATCTACCAGTAGTTTTTGTTGCCTAAAGTCTTGGTAATGGAACTCGTCATAGGCCATGAGATTTTTATATGACCAACCATAGTTTTCTGGCATGTATTGGAACTTGGCATCCTTGGATGGAGCTGCAGCATTGACCATAATGGACATGATCTCATCCTCTTTGTCAGGCATGAGTGAAATGATCTCACGCTTGGTCATATAGGAGCGTTTCCATATACCACGGCAATCAGATAGATCTGGCTTGCGGAAATAGGGATCTATAAGAAACTCATTATATTCACATTTATTGACTCGTAGGGTTCCTGATACGGGATCTTTACGGAAATCGTTCCATACTTCAAGCAATGTCATACCTGTTGTAAGAGACCCATAAAAGGCATCAGATATGGTCTCAAGAATGCCATCTTGATGGGCTACATGCATCAGTACTTTTGTGAATTGATCTGCAGTAGCATCATCAGCATTTTCTATGGGAACAGCAATCATAGACTTGCGCGTACGCCGCTGATGGCCAGAGATCATGTTAATAACGCGTCGTATGCGATTAAAATTGAATAACCTGCGACGATTGGCAGGAACATTTGGGTAGAGTTCCGACCAGAGATTAACTTCACCTGAGATAAATCTATTATCTATGTCTGCTTCAGCCCAAAAGGACTGGTTAAGCGTAATGCTTTCAGAGTAGAAGTCTGTCATTCGGTATAAGAGTGGACGATCTTTCTCATCCGCGTATTCGGGCATGAGTTGGGGAAATATCATATTGCTACTTCCTATGGAATATAGAGGGATGGAGCTCCATAGGAAAACATAGAACTAAAAATAATAAGAATACAAGAAGTGGTGGGTAACTATTTTGGCAACCTGTAAAGGAATCGAACCTTTTCCTCTGGGCTGAAAACCCAGGGTTCTACCAATAAACTAACAGGTCAACTTGAAAAGAAGGCCCGGGAACAAAAATATAAAAACCCGGACCAAGAGTATGTCGTAATGTAGCGTGCACGCCATCAGTCAAAAAACCCGAGTTGGATTCGAACCAACGTCCCAATTGCCCAAAATTACAACTAATAATCTCGTTTTACTGGCAATCACTCTACCGCTGAGCTACCGGGTATTTTTTCTGTCTATACCATTTGCATAGAGCATCTTACTAAATATAAGGGGAATAATGCAAGAGGTGAAAAAGGCCCAGCAGCATACGCTACTGACTGGACCTCAACTATAAGGAAATCTAATTGCCGTTGTTGATGTACTCTGTTAAAGCCGCTACGATTATTTCTTTTTGCGTTATCCTTTGTTCAAACGCCATTCTTCTCAATATTTCGTAGAGTTCTTGAGGTAAAAAAACACTAATTCTAATTTCATCCATTTATTTCCTATTTCTACAAACCCGATCTGCGATCTTAATATGACAAATGTCTTGAATGAGCGGATAGGTTATATGAGCCTATTTCTATCTATGAGTTTAACTGAATTCAATGATCGTGAGTGAGCTATTTAGACATATTTTATGAGATTATGCCATCCATATGAACTGTTTTGCCAGCCCCGCTATTTTTCTTCAAGCACGAGCCCATGATCACTAACTACAAAGACGAACTCATGGTATAGAAACTATTAAGGTTGAACTCATGCTTATAGCTCATAACGATTAGTCAATAAATTTCGGACGCGACTCGCATCGCTCTCGTGGCTCGCTCCAAGCCCGGAAATAAGTGTGTTTTTCGCGGTATTTACATCGCGATCATGAAGAGTTCCACAGCTCACACAAACCCATTCCCTTACCTTCAGACATGTCAATGATGCAGGACCCGAAGGTGATCTACATACTGAACATGTCACGGTGGAAATTGTAGCACCAGCAGTACTAGTGTTGGATGCAACTTCTATATATTTTCTATCATTATTCTCACTCTTATAACACATCATCAAACGTAGCTGGTAATTGGCAGAATCAGCAACCAAAAGGCCTAGATTACGAGCTCTTTGCTTGAGGTCATCTTTATTAACCACTATCGTATCATACTGCTCTACCATCTTGCGAGACAGTTTATGATTGGCGTCTTTACGGCAATTGGCTATGCGTTCATGCAATCGAGCTACTAGCTTTTTATTACCACCGCGCTGTGCTTGAGCCAATCTATTGAGATGTTTTTGCAACTGTGCTTCGCGTTGAATAATATCACCATTAGATAATGCCATACGACCATCAACGCTGAGCTGTATGCCTATCGCTTCACAGCCCTTATGAGCAATTCTGTTTGATTGAGCATCTATAAACAAACAAAGATAAAAACCCGAAGCACGCTTTACTATACGGGCACATTTAATATTGCCCGAAGGTATTATTTGTTTATGAAACTTAAGTTTGCCCAAATAAGGCAATTCAATTGATGTACTATTAACATGAGCTTTTTTTATAGGATCAGGAAAAGATACGGATGTGAGCCTATTTCTTTGCCCCTTAAGTCGTGGTGCTCTTGCTAGTTTCTTAAAACAACGCTGCCATGTGGTATGTGCATCTTTGAGCATTGCCTGAATAGTATGTGATGGTATACCCAAGCGCTTATTATGACCAGCCAACATATTAACAAACTCAAACTTATTGTAATAGATATGATCAGCAGCATCCCATTCTATCTTCTTTATCGCCCAGTTCCATATGGACGTTAGAATAGGAAACCATTCTTGGATCATAGTTTCTTGTTTGCGTGTAAGTTTAAGTTTCAGTTGTACTTGTATCATTTAGTTAACGTGAGCCTTCTGTGAGTATTTATAATGATTATAAAACTTGAGCCTTTATTGCAATTCTATGATATGAGCATTCAACATTGCGCTAATTCTTTAAACCACGTGAGCATTTCATGGGTTGCTGTTGAGCGCTTAATTAAGCATTAATAAAAATTCATGACCATCTATTTATAAATATTATGAGCCTTTCACTCTCAGTGAGCTATTATATATATCTAAGGTAGATACATGAGCAATGTTGGCATAAATATATCACGGCATATTGGCATGTCAATTATTGTTGCCTAAAAAATCCAGTAAACTGCTGATCGCCATAAGTTGCTTCATGATATCTACGCTCTAGTTCTTCAGGCGATGTGCTTTTTTGTGCATGGCGCAATCCAACTGCTAGATACCTAAAACTATCTGCAAAGTGGCTGTATTGGTCATGCACTGGTGATCCTTTATACACATTGTGTTTGGTATCAAACTCTTGTCGATAGTTCTCTAAAGCCCTAATAAGCGGCCTTGTTGTAGCTTCATTAAACCAGCAACGTGGTAATACACTGCGCACTACCTCAATACCATCAACAATGGGAATGTTATCTACAACAGTGAAGTTAACCCCAAGATCATAAGCCTTGGCCCAACGGGTCATACCTGAACCAAACTCCATTTGCTTCATATCGTGAGGAGCAAAATGCTTAGCATACGTATAGGGCTGTGACTTTATAAAGTTGATGTAATGCTCAAGTCCTTCTTTATTCTTTTCATATACCTGTAAAATTCTTACGGTCTGACCAATAACCTGAAATAATATGATCGAGGTACTATCTCGTACACCTATATCCCAACTTGAATACACTGGATGACTTGGCTCCCATGGCACATCAGTTATCTGATTATTTAACCGCAGTCTATCTATGTACTTCATGTAATATGAGCCCTGTATACCCATGTCAAACGATGTGTAGTATTCCTGCTTGGACAGATCCTCGGAGATTTCTCCTAAAGATATTTCTTTTTGTATATCGAAAAGAGATATGTGCTTAGTATCTTCCACGGTCAGATGCGAACAGAACCAGTCTGGAGATTCTTTAGCTACCTGATACATAGTATAAAGGTGATTGTGGCCGCGGGGTGTTGATATGAACAGAGCCCAAGCATCAGCAGCTGTGAGCGCTGGACGCAAATAAGAATAGGCACGAGGGTCCTGCAAAGCATATTCACTAAATATAATGCCATTGGCACTGATACCCATGAGCCTATCATACGAATCGCTACCAGCAAACTGGATTTGTGATCCGTTAATGAGAACAAGTTTCATTTCAGCTATGTTCTTTTTCTCTATAAGCTCTACAGGTATATAGTCCAAGAACTGCATACCATCAATCGTCATACCTTCAAACACCGTACGCCGAGCTTGAACACCAGTCGGTAGTAGATAGAAATAGTTACCCACTTGACGCAATGCTGCTCTAAGCATAATGTTTAGTGCGCATATATCCTTGCCGGCACGACGAGGCCATATTGCTAACAAACGTTTCTTTTTATCTCTCTCTAATGCATTGATAAGAGGTATTTGAAACTCCCGTGGCTTAAACCTATCTAACTTAATACGCGCTTCTAGTCTTCCTACTTCTTCCATAATCCGCACAACCCTACTGCTATAGCATCCGTTATATCATCACGAAGATCTGACTCTAGCCCCTTAAACATATGCCATAATACGCGTGCTACTTGTTCTTTAGGAGCACCACCAAAGGTACATATAGCCTTCTTTACTTCTGTCGGTGAGTATTCGTACAGCACCAAATCGTTTTGTGTTGCTAGGAGATAGAGTATGCCACGCACATAGCATAGCTTCATAAATGATTGTATGTTCTTACCCAAAAATGGTGTCTCTATAGCCATATGCGTTACTTCATCGCTCAGTATCTTAGCAGCAAAGAACGTATGTATCTCTTCCAGGCGATCAGGGATACTCGATTTGGGATTGAGCTTAAGGCAACCATACTGTAATAGTTTTGGCTTCTTTGGGTCAGTTAATAGAGAGAAGCCCAAGTACTGCGTTCCTGGATCTATGCCCAACAGAATCATTACTCAATCACCATTTGTGCAAGTTCGTCATCTTGTGGCATATAAATAGGTTGTTTAGTCGATCTGTTCACAATTACCCAATACAAGTTTAATTGTTAATGGCTGCTCACCCTCTACATGTATCCTACAACTACCAAATATCATCTTGAGTGTTGTTATCATGCGCTTAGCTAGCTGCTGACGCTCTTCTTCGCTTAAGCTTTCTATATACTCTTCTCGCTCGTTATCAAACATATCAAAAAGATCGTGAAGTTCTTGTATGTATTCATAGGTCATCTCTTCATCAGTCTGCTTTATCAGCATATCTGTCCCCCTTCTTGGCTATTATCACTTCAGTTGAATTTTCAGCAACGGTATTAAAAAAAGTAGGAGTCTCTACCATAACTACACTTGGCCTACCGGCTGCCGCCACTTTCTCTTTAAGACTCGCCTGCCACTCAACGTGCCTACGCATCTCAGCACTGTAAAGAGGAGCAGTCCAGCGAACAAGACCAGAATCATATTTCTTGGTCAAACCACCATATTCTCGGCGCATAGCTATAATCATTTTTGCATATTCAATAAACTCTACCCAAAAAGGATATTTCTTAAACTCAGTCTCTATAATGCGAGGTGTTATGCGTTCACGGACATAGAACTGCTGTAGCGTAAGAGCGTCGTCATTTTCCTCAAAATACTTATATCCTTCATCAGTAAGGCGGCGCACTACCTTCTCCATCATAGGCATGAATGCATGCACATACTCCTCATTGATAAGCAACTTCTCGGTAATATGCTTTTTATTTTTTGATAGAGTAGTATTAGTTGGTTTTTCGCTCGAATCAAGGATGTACTGCTTCTTTGAGTACGTTACTGTAGATTTTCCCTCAGTCGCCCCTGTAGGATGAGCATCTTTCGTGGCTTGGCGTAGGCCGCCGGCAAGCTGCTCAGGGCTGAGTCGCTTAACAACTTTTTTCTTCGTTTTTACCAAGTATTCTCTCCTCTACTGGTATAGAACTAATTACTTCGCCTTATAATAGCAAACCATAGGCAAAATAACGAGTGCTCCTACAACAATAAAAATGGCTGCATACAGCAGAAAATAAGGACATATGCATATTGGGTCATCAGAATGAAATCGTGCAAGGATAAGCAAATTTGAAAGCATGTTACAATCCTAGTCGCTGCTTGAGCTTAGCTCGTCGTTGCTCGTCCGTAAGCCCAGAAGATGGGGCTACACTCATAGTGGTGAGCGTTTTCATAAGCTGATCTACACATTCTTGTTTCACGCGTAGCCTTTCCGATTCTTGCTCAGGTGTTTCCTGTTCCATCCATGATCGTGCTGCTTTGAGGTTGTCGCTTGTCGTATCTCTTTGAGGTTTATAACTAACGTTACGAGGAGAACGCTGAGCATAGTACGATGGCGAAGCATACCCTGTTTGTTGTGGGTGTCTTTTCTGTTGAGCTTCGTGAAACGCATTCTCCATAGCTCCACTGTTAATTAGTTTTTTCATATTATCGAAACCTACAGCGGATAAAGTCGCACCGCTTTCTTCTTTGAAAGGACTATGCTTAATAGGATCTCTCATGCGTTTTCCTTCAGTGTACACACTCGGAGTAAACTTTATCTCTATACCAGTCTGCTCTGCTATCTGGTGGGAATAGGCGAAGGTTACTTCGATACCCTTCTCTGCACACAGATTATTGCAAAAGGCTACTATCCATGGATACGGTTTATGTATCGGTACTTTAGAGCTTTTTAAAGCAATCAGCGAAGCATCGAGCACCGCATCAGGATAGGAAGAGAGCCATATACAACCCGATGGAGTGAGCGATAAAGTCTCTCTCAAAGCTTTCACAGGGGGAGACAGGAAGTGATCTAACAACACAGGGTCTGCTTTCATGTACTCTCCTAGATTTTTTTGATAGAAAAGACGGCGTTCGATATATTCTTCTCTCGTTTTAGTATTATTCTCAGACTCAGTTGTATAATTAATATTATTATACATATCTCTTAGATTATCTTGTACGCCACATTGCGTCTGAGAGCCTGTATTGGTGGTATATATGGCCATTAAGAGAGTGAGTGGTAAATACCAACAAGATGGCATCAACTCAGTTAATTTCTTTCTGAAATTAACATCATAGAAAGCTGGATGAAGATAGTACGTGCAGGTAAGTTCTTTATAGGTACCCTTAACAAACCTACGAACTTTTATGGCAATGCCTAGATCACAGGCTTTTTGTGCTAGTCTATGACCCTGACGTAAAGACACATCAGATTTATGAGAGAGTGTTTGCTGAGAAGGATGGATATTGTTAAACACATTGCCATAACCAATGAGTGCATTGACGAATTGAACGAGCCCACGGTTCTTTCCATGAGAAAAGAAGCTAGTTGGATTAATTAGCCATTTAACGGCGTTTTGATTTGATGCCCACACAAGCTGAAAATATTTGTTCTTTTCTTTTTGCTTGCGTTGTCGGGGTTTGTTTGGTAGATTTGTATTCACGTAAACCTTCGTTAGGGGTTATGTATGATTACTTATGCGGGACTGGGGAGTCAAAAACAGCATAAATAATTAAAAACACAATAAATTTCAACTAAAATAGCTAGCATCCTGCTAGTTTTTTTTTCTTATAGATTACCAGTTGAAGAGAAAATAGCTAGTACTAGATACTGGCTATTTTTTTTACCGATACAGTCCGTCGCGGCACTACGGCCAACGCACTTCTAAAATATAGGGAATTCTGTGAATAAAAACAAAATTATCGTATTTCATACCAAGGTACGATTAAGAGAATGGAATAAAACTAGAAAAGAGCGCGGCCATAAAAAGACATTTAACTTTGCATGTATTAAGCCATATAAAGCATCATTAGATTATTATACAGCCGCTCCCCACCTTATAATATTAGATAGAGACCCCACAGAAAGTGACATAGCATATTGCGGAACATTTTGTATCAACGAGGTTAAAAGTACTCTATTTATCGCGATAAATAGAGTCGGCAAAAAAACTAATTGGCGCCAGGTAGATGCTACTACCCATTCAATTCTCTAACACCCTACTTTTCTTATTTCTTATTTTTGCAGCAACTGTTGCAAGTTTCAACCCGTGACGTTTTGTCACGCACTCATACACAATTTTCCGGGATTCATGGCATTATGCACCCAAAAAAGCCTTTATTCTAGGGAAAAAAGCTTGGGTACCGCTTTGGTTTGAGCTTGGGTACCGCTTTGGTTTGAGCTTGGGTACCGCTTTGGTTTGAGCTTGGGTACCGCTCTCAGTTCGTGACGCTTTGTCACATCTTCAGTCCGTATCGTTTTCCGGGATTCATGGCAGTATGCAACCAAAAAAGCTTGGGTACTATCCCCAAAAGGAAAATTTCCTATTACCGTACCTTGATGCAGTAAGAGCATCCCAGTCAACCATGCCAATCATTATCCAACTATATCAAAAATATACTTGACACTCAACATATTCAAGTATATGATAGTAGTAGATGAAAACGCAGCAGGGGTGCTGCATACGAAAGGGTGTCTCATGGAAATCAAGAACAGCTGCATAAATTGCAGGGAGTCATATGTTAATAGGTCTTGCTACAGGCTTAATCCAGAAGTGTGCTCGATGGAGTGCGCGTGGACAGTGGAAGCATTTTGGTGTTTGGACTGCGCTGATGGCGAGCATCATTATGGTTGCTTTAATTGCTTTGATGCATCACGTGGCAATACAGGAGCAGCACTCACCAAGGCAGCACTCCATGATTAACAACAACACATGGCTTAATCTAGCCAACCAACTATCTCAAACTATAGCACAACGCAAAAAATACGAGCTAGAAGAAGAAAATATCAAGGCACAGCTAAAACTACTCCAGGATAACAAATCGTTTGAATGCGGCAGGTTTTCATTCGTGTGTGAAACTCGTAAGGGAACTGTGCAATACAACAAGATACCTGAGTTAGCTACTGTAGATCTGGATAGTTATAGAAGTGGCGAAATAGAAACATGGCGTTTTAAGGTACTGTATTAGGAGACGATATGAGCAAAATGATACCTTGTGGTGTGTGCGAAGAGTGTGAAATGGTCTGTATTTATAATAGGTTATGTGATTGTCATTAGGAGAATACATGCGACCTTTATTTGAACGTATATTTTGCCAGGCAGTTGAAGTCATGGTTTATTTTGCAATAGCGGCAATAATAGCATGGTTTATTGGAACTTTTATATACGTATATAACGGTGGAAACATAGATGATCTGTTATATCTAACATAAAGCTTATAGAAAATATACAAAATGATGTCGAATTCGATAGTAGTGAGAAATTTGCGATAAAAGTAGCAGAAATGATAATTGCATCACAGAAAACCGAGGAATAAAATGATGAAAGAATATAAAGATTGTACTCCCGATGAAAAGGCATTCGCGTGGTTTTTGGGATTGCTAATTATAGCAGGATCCCTTGTGGTATTAGGAGGATTATACATATTCATTAGAGATACTATCTATCCAAAATATAGATACCAAATAGAAGCAGATGTGCAAGCAGAACTTTTTGATAAAAAAATGCAGAGCATAAAAAAAAATATTCCAAATATGGAAAACGATGCAATGGCACTAATGTTTTTAGATAAAATGAGCCGAGCAGAAAAAGAATGTAATAGAAAATGAAGAAAACAGTAAACCTCTATATGGAATCATCCATTATAGATAATCTCAAAGATATAGCCTACCGTGATCGTGTTGCTTTCAGTCATATCATAGAAATAGCATTTAGAACTTATCTACAAAATGACTATATTAAGAACGGTGTTTGTCCACAACGTGAAAAAGATATGCCAGGGAGACCAGTTTATGGTAGACGCAGTGCGTAAGACTATGCAGAAAAAAAGAGCTTATCCAAAGAAAAAGGTTGCTCCACAAGTAGCTCCTCAGGTTACTTCACAGGAAGATGCTCCAGCCTATGCCATCCAACGCATTACACAGGAGCAGGCATCAGCCTTTTTCTACAACTCCATAGATCTTTTTAATAGGCATCTTTCAGGATCCTATCATGCGGTAAAAATGCGCGCAGATAAAGAACATGAAGGGGATGCGGCTAAGATACCACTTGATGCTGAAATGATCAGCCTGATCAACCACGTTACGCTGATAAGTATAGCCATGGAGCCTATACAAAAAGAGGTAGCAGAAGATCTACCAGAATATGCCGATCTCTATAAGTGGATGAAGAGCATCCATAATCTGCATGGCGTGCTCGAGAAGAAGTTTGCTGCTGATAAGAACAAGGAAAATTAATGACCCACAGCGAACATATAAATGAAATAGCTACTGCGCTTGCAAAGGCCCAGGGAGAAATGCATAACCCTGGAACACATGCAATTAACCCATTTGGAAAATATACATACGCTCAGGCAAATGATTTCCTTGATACTATAAGAGCCCCACTATCAAAGTATGGTATAGCTTTTATAAAAGATGTAGAACGTGATAACTATGGAAAAACTCTCTATATCATGCTGCTACACTCTAGTGGTCAATGGATAAAGTGTTTTATGCCTTTAGAAAACGATGTGCAACCCAACAAACAACAAACTCAAGATCAAGCATGGGGATCGCATCTCACATATAGGAAAAAGAGCCTCATCAGCCTTGTTTTTGGGATACACGGAGATAAGGACAACGACGGAGAAGAAGAGAGAGAAGATCAAGAAAAAATACAGACCAAACCTGATACGCCTAAGCTAGGTAATGCACCAATACTCAGAGATAATTACGAGAGAGTAAGCTCAGATAATATCAAGAACATTATGTTTGAAATAGGCGAACATACTGATATAGCAGAAAAAATACTGAAACAGTTTAATATACAGAAAATGAGCGACATACCTAAAGATCAATATCTCAAGACCATAGACAAAATACGCACTACGGTAAATCAAAGAAAGAGCTCATAACACAAAGGGGGAGGCTTAACTCTCCCCCCGATGAAAAACGGTGATCTCTCACCATACAATAGGTAAATCTACTGTATCGAAATGCTACATTCTTTGCAAGGTGATCTGCGCGATATTCTAGCATCCTCTAAATCAGTTATCCGCGCATTAAGTAGTTGGATTTCATTAAGTAAAAGCACAGGTAGATCATGATATTTTACCGTTTCTGGTAATCCATCTTCGTTATATACTACAAGGCGCGGCATCGCCTCTTCTACTTCTTCTGCTATGAGACCATATTGCATGCGCTTTGTTTCATCTGATTTGTAGTTAAACACTACAGGGCGTAGCTTATAGAGAGCATCACTTGCATCATCCATATCATCTATATTTTCTTTATAACGACGAGATGAGGATATGGTTCCAAGTTGGCCAGCACTATCAACTAAGACTGCAATAGCGTCAGCATTGCCCGTAGTAACACCACGTATGCCTGCTATAACGCACTTAGTTTGTGTGCCTTGTACACCGATACGGGTGGTATTGCTTTCACCCACGGTTCCCGTTACTGATGCGCCAATACATATATTATTGCTTTCTGCTCCCGTATAGTTTTCGCCGGCTATATATCCCATAAAGCAGTTGTTACTACCGGTAACAAGAGCACTTGCCACTTGATGGCCTATTCCGGTATTGTGGACTCCTGTGGTGAGAGCGCCAAATCCAAGATGAGAAACACAGGTAGTTTGTGTAGCCGTCGTCATAGAATTGCCAGCAAAGTTTCCAATAACAATATCCTGTCCACCAACTAAACCTGCTGCTTGTAACGAATCATGACCTATGAATATATTGTTATTTGTAGTTCCTACATTACCATTATTAATAGTACCCGCGGTACCATGGCCAATTATAAGTGCGGCCAGAAGTGGTCCAGAGTTTTGTGCAGCCGCGTTGCCAATTGCTATTGAAGTACTTAAATTAGCAGCGGCATTTAAAGCATTATAACCAATTGCCATAACGGTAGAGGATTGATTATTTGCTCCAGCAGCATCTCCAATATAAAGATTATTACTAGCACCATTTTGTGCTTGCCCTGCACCATTACCAATAGCTATATTATGTGGGCCGGTTGTTTCAGATTGTAATGCATTGATGCCGACAGCGGTTCCAGTTCCCGATGTTAATGCTTGTAATGATCCTTTGCCAACTGCTGTATTACCGAAAGAAGTTACATTTTGAAGTGCTTGTGCACCCACAACAGTATTGCCCGATACACCTACCGCAGTTGCTGCATTTTGCATAGCCCTAAAGCCAATACAAACATCGTTGTTGGCATTATTATTTGCATTTGCAGCATTATAACCTATGGCAACTGATGAAGAAGCGGCCGTAACGGCACCAAAAGCATTCCATCCCACAGCCACATTGGCGCCAGCAACGTTAGTATCAACACTTAAAGCCTGGAAGCCCAAGGCAGTGTTTCCGGCTGATGATGTAACCAGACTTCCAGCACTAGATCCAACAAATGTATTTTGATTGCCCGTGGTAACAGCATTGCCCGCAAATGATCCCACAAAGGTGTTGTCGGTAGCGGATGCAGTAGTTAATGTAAGATTACCAGCATTAGATCCTACAAAAGTATTGCGTGTGCCATAGTTATAAAGAAATGGCTGACCACCAAGGCTATAAAGCCCTTTGGTGCCATCAGCTGAGGTATTAGGTTGAGAAATAGAATTATTAAGAGCTACTACAAGATTGTTGCTATTTGCAGGATTGGCGTATGTATTAATATTGGTAGCAGCTCCACCAGTAGATATGCCACCATTTACATTAATAACTCCCACAGCAGGAAATACATCGCCATTATCAGTAACAAATTCTTCAGCGACACCTGCACCTGCGGTAAGTATCTCTATCCAGTCTGCTATATTTCGATTAAGGCCACAAAGGAAGAATATGCGCGGAGGGACATTATTTTCAAAGTTCTCTTCAAGTATCCATATGGCACCTATTTGCATACCAACGAGATCATTTTGTGTGGGTATGCGCTGCTCTACTACGAGGTAGGGGGCAGTTATGGGATCTATGCCCATATAGGCGAGGGTATTAATACCCGAAAGACGTCGTGCTTTATTTGCCATAAAATTCCTATGTAAGTTGATATCCTACAAAATACGTATAATAAATAGCTGCATCTCCAAGGAGTGTTGCACTTGTTGTTCCGCTTCCGTTTTGATAGCTAATAGTAACGGTATCTCCAGACGTAAGCGGAACAACAATTGATCCTGAAAAAGTAAAATATCCTGTGGCAATTGTTGATACGTTATGTGTATATATTATCTGAGTGCCATTTACATTAATGTAGGCGGAATCGACTGTAGATGCTGTTTGTGCGGTAATCCCAAAAGAAAGATAATAAAGCTTTCCTGATGTTGGAACTGTAAATGTATTACCTGCAAAAACAGATCCGTTATTAGTAACAACAGTTCCAAATGTTACTGTAGTAATATTTCCAGCAGTTACTGTTTGACTTCCAGCAGAAGCATGAGCAACAAACGAACAATTTGCTGCTGGATTACTACCTCCACCACCAGCTTGAAATGTTGGCGCAACTCCAGCACCATTTGATGTAAGCACTTGACCAGCAGTTCCCACTGTTGTTGTATTTAATTTACTTCCATCATAGTAAACAACACCATCCGTATTGGTCATAGAAGAGGCATTAGTGCCGCCCTCGACAATTGGCTGAGGTGTTATGCGTTTATAACTCACACTATCTCCTTAAAATACTTCGTAATTAGTACCGTGCGCTTTATTTGACATGATATTTCCTTAACATACGAGATAGCCAGAAAAATAACTGAGATAATTTCCCGATGAACCTTGAATAACTGCTGCGTTGCTTGCTCCATTAATAAGTACAATAAATACACTAATAGTTGATGATGCGGTTACTTGTATAAGTCCGCTTACCTGCATACTTAATTGACCAGAGTTATCAATCGTCGCACCAGGATTATAGTTAGTTAGTACAGCATTGCTTGATATTGAAGTTCCTATCGTAATTTTACCTTGGGTCATAGCGGTAGTAATGCTCGTTAAACGCATACACGCATTAAACATGTATATACCGGTAACGGGTGCCGTAAAAACGCCCGCAGTCGTACAGTTATTACCCTGATCAAAAAGCTTTGTTAATGCCGTAGAAGATCCAAATGTATACGTAGTGTTATTGCCGGTAACTCCCGATGAATTACTGGCTTGATAATAGAAAAATGCCGGCTGCAAAGGCCGAGTCATTTCTCCGGTAGATTTTTGTGTAATGAGCGTACCAGTAGCAGATGCCACCGTCATATTGCCAGTGCCAAGATTAATATTAGTAGCAGTACTTGTAGTCGTATTTCCTATAGTTATCGTTTTAGCATTAGCATCAGTTCCAATATTAATCGCACCCGTGCCCGAAGTAAGGGCAATAGTACCATTTGTTGATGTGGCAACAGATATGCCACCAGAACCACTTTGAACTGTCGTAGTAGATGTAGTATTGGTACTTCCCAAAGATACAGTTTTAGCAGCTCCGCCCGTTCCAATGCTAACCGTTGTGGCAGACGCATCGGTAGATATACCTAAAGCACCAGTTCCACTATTGAGTGTTATTGCACCCGTTCCTGTATTTATGGTTGCATTAGATGTAGAAGCAATACCGGATGTGCCATTACCTATAAGAATCTGTGTTGATCCTAGAGTTGAATCGCCGGTACCACCTTCGACTACCGGCATAGGCGTTATTCGTTTATAGCCCATACTATCTCCTTAAAATACTTCGTATGAAACACCATTGAATATAACCTCAATGGATTGATAAGCAGTATTCATTATAAATGTGGTAGCACCATCAATAGTAACCGCACCGCCTACTGTGGTAACCGTTACATTATTTGTAGCAGCAGATCCGGAAGTATCTTTAATAATATATGATCTGCCGGTTGCTGGAGCATTGGGCAACTGAATAGTTATAGCGAGAACTGTTGTTGTTACGCCCAAATAATCATCAGTAGCTGCTACAGCATAAGGTGTAGTGCTCACAGCTGTATAATTAAAAGTAGAAGTTCCTGTAGCTGATATAGTAATAGATCCTGAACCATTTGATATTGATACACCACTCCCTGCCGTTAATGTTGCAAGTACCGGGTTAGCTCCTGCCGATCCAATTACCAGTTGTCCGTTCGTAGCAGCACCTAGCGCAGTAACGGCTGAGGTTCCTTGTCCCAACAATACTGAATGAGCTGTAAAGGTAAGAGCGCCAGTACCGCCTTCATTAACTGGTTGTGGACTAATTCTTTTATATGCCATGGAAGTTCCTTAATATTAAAAGACTGAATAAAAAACACCATCAAACACGACCTGAACAGAAGAGAAATTAGTGTTCATGACATAAGCTGCTACACCATCTATAAGGGTGATCCCGCCCACAACAGTTATGGTAATATTGTTAGCTGCGGCGTTACCAAAAATATCTTTGATCATAAACACTCGGCCTACTGGAGGAAGATTGGGCAGCTGTATATTGATAGGAATACCCGTAACATCCGCGCCAAGAAACTCATCGGTCAAAACATTTACGATATAAGGTGAGGCATTTACTCGGTGATAAGCAACGGTTGTTGTGCCGGTTGTTGCAATAGTAACCGTGTTAGCACCCGGATTGCCCGTAACAAGAATTCCCGTTCCACCAAAAAGATCGATGATGCCGGCACCCGTAGGAGATACAGGTCCACCTACATCGCCCTGTATCTTGGTAACGGCAGTACCACCACCGCCACCACCGCCATTAAGCGTTAAAATTTGGCTCATAATACTCCTTATATGTCTTCGCCAACAACGACTGAAATATACACGCCACCAAGGGTAGCGGCAGCACCTGTAAGTTGCTTAACATAAAATATGGTATTTGAAGGAAGATAAAATCCTCCAGCATTGGTAGCAGTATCAGAAGAATAATCCCAGATAAAGCCTGATCTTACAGGGTAATGATCATCGATGCCATTATAGGAGATCATGACATCTACATCGGTATAATTTTGTACTGCTACAATACGAGCTGGATAGGGTATGGCAAATGCTCCAGCAGCATTTACAAGATGAGCATAGCCTGCGCCTATACCCCCAAAAGCAAGAGAATAAACGGGAAGATGTACTGCCCTAGAGCTATTCGCTGATGACATCTTACTCCCTTTCTTTATTAATAGCTTCCTGCATGATCTTAATAACTTCTGCTCTCATCTCATGAAGCACATCATTAATCTCGCCATTGGGAGCGCCATAAGGAAGCGTAAAGGTATAGTCACGATCTTCTTTGGCTATATGAAATTGTATTCTCAGTGTTTGGTTCATAATTGTCCTTTTATACAGATATAATCATAAAACTGATAATAAGATCGCCATTAAGGGCTGCTGCGCCATTGTTTTTAACAGTTACAGTAAATGAGCCAGCGGCAGGCACAACACGAGTCACCGTCATTTGCGCATCATTAGCTCCTTTATTTGCAGCACTGACCAATATTCCTGAATTTACCGTTACAACTGTTGTAGTAATAGTTATTACTTGGGATGCCCCAGCACCAGTAAGAAGACCAGTCTGCGTCATGACACCCATATAAGCACTTGCTGCGTTACCAGCTGCTCCAACCGTTGTAACTTCTACTGCTTGAAGGAATATTTCGCCTCCTCCTTGTGTAGAAAGCTCTATTATTCCACCGGATGTAGTCATCAGGATATTACCCGCATTACCAGGATCATTAGCATTGATAATAATGGCATTACCACCGGTATCATCACTATTGATATTGATAACGCCCGTACTTGTAATGGTAGTACCGCCTGTATTTGATTCAATATCAATAGCAGCACCAGCACCGGCAGCATCTATGGTAATGGTATTACCTGCACCATTTGCCTCAAGTGTTAGGTTGCCCGTTACGGTTTCAACGGTAAGATTTGCGTTCGTAACCGTAAGGTGAGAATTAGCAGTAGAGTCCATTAAAATAGCGCCCGTAGTATTAACGGTAAAAGCGCCAGTTCCTGTGAAGGTAAATGGCCCAGGATTGACCGTGATGCTCGTAAATAGTCCAGCACCACCAGCAAAATTTATCCAGGTAGCTATATTATTGCGCACCGATGTAAGAACAAACGCTTGATTAGTCAGTACATCTGCCCATATCGTACCTACCTGTGCTTTATCATTAACCGTTGGAACACGCTTCGCTACAATAGGATAAGGCGGCTCTGTGATAAGGCCCTGATTCTGACCATATGCCACGTATTTGAATGTAGAAACAGACATGATATTCCTTTACAAACATTACCAAACTGTGTAACGTTGTTAGTATATGTGTTAGTATAAAGTCGCTTTCCAGTTTCATCGTACTACTGCATATTCTTCGCGCGAAGAAGTAACATGCTATTATTAGGCCTGTGGTGATGACAAACCTGCTGTTTTTTAAGAAGGGAGGGTATAGTGAAGAAAATAAACATAACTCGCGGTGATTTAGTTCGCGAGAAGAAAAAGATAACGAAGATAACATTTAATATGCCTGAGGATATGTACGATGCATTGCATCATGCATCAGCTGCAGGAAATATATCGATGACTAAGTATATTATACGGTTATTGTATGTAGCATTGATGAGAGATGGATTTTTACAGGATAAGTTGGTGGAGCATCGAGTTGATATATTTATGAAATATTAAAAAAGACCGGCGTACTGCCGGCCCAAAAGAGGAACATGTATGATTATAGAGATTATTTTGCTTCTTGCTGGTTATTGGTGGATTGAGAGTTTAAATTCTCCCCAATACTCTTCGAAAGCTGCTGCACAAGCCGCGCTGCGACGTCAGGGTTTTTACGCACTTCTGCCCTTGCTAACGCTTGCGTTATCTGTTTAATTTCTGGTGAAGCATTATACAATATTTGGGCTGCCCTTGCTGGATTAACAACCTTCTTCCATAAACCATGAGCCGCTCCAGCTATAAGGGCTGTTTTAATGGCATTAGCGGGCTTGCCGCTAGCTACTTGACGCAGCATGGTTGCTAAAGAAAGACCCGGAATAATATACCTGCTATATCCTTCATTCGTTGGAGTTAATCCTAAAAGAGCATATGCCTGATCCGCATTCTTAATTCCCTTAGTTAATCCTGCTGATTTATCATAAAGTTTAAGAAACTTTTTATTTCCTGATCCCGCTGTTTTTACTGCTTCATTAAGTTTTTTATATAATTCAGTAGCAACTTTAGTATCATTAACACTACCCTTAAACAACCCGTTAGTATCTTGTTTAAAATTCCATAGATCCGTAGCGGTGAGTTTTGAATTTCGATCTTTAAGCGTATTAAGCAGATTGTCAAAATATTCAATAATTGGTTTAGAGTATGCCGATCTGTTTTTATCTATTTTTTCATAGATTGGAGAAAGTGATTGAGCCACTTTTTCTTTATCGACCGATATATGCATTCCGGCTTTTTTACCAGCTTCAAATGCATTTGCCTGTTGTAATTTTGATTCACCAAGCACTCTCTTTAATAAAGCAGGAGCGCGCGTAAGTGCCGGCAAAAATCCTCCAACTATTTCGCCAACAGCCTGAGCACCTGGAGGAGCACCGGCAGATTTAAGTGCAGCGCCACCTATGCCGGATCCCAAAGCGCCCAATAATCCCGTAGATCCACCAGTAACAGCTGCCGATATTGCATACTGCGCCGTTCTGCTAATGGTATCTTCCAAAAAGTTGCGCGGCTGTAATATATCAGTTCCGGGACCATATCGTTGCTCTGCTAAATTTTGGGCATATTCCTTTAGCCCCTTGCTTGTTGGAAGAATGTCTTCAAGCTCAGGAACTTTTTCAAGCAATGTTCCTTTTTTAGCATTAGGAGCTTCCGGTATGCGATGTCCTGTCACATATTCTAATAGATCGCTCAAGCCGGTATTTGCCGAAGAAGCCAATCCCCTTAAAGTGCTATAAATATCACCGGGAACTGTTCCTGCATGGGCAAGATCATAAAGAGATCTAACGCCAGTACGTTCAGCAAAGCCAGGATTCTTATATCCTGCCTCTTCTAGTTGCTCAGGAGTATATTGTTGGTTCCCTTGATTTCCCTGACGAGAAGCAACCTGTTGTTGTCCCTGCGATGATCCAAATCCATTTTTAAGAACATCAGGAACTTTTGATGCCCCACCCCATAAATTTTCCCAAAGAGTTGGCGTAGGTGCTTGTAAAATGGATTTAAATGCTGCTTGTTGAAACTGTGGAGGCAACTGAGATAATGCCTGGGCTACATCTTTAGGAAAAAATTGTTCTAATTGTTTAGCGGCCTGAGCAGATTGTTTTCTAGAAATCATTTCCTCAAGATTGTGTTGCGCAAGAGCCTCTATCCCCCTTCCAAATCCAGAGCCAAGACCTGATCCTATACTAGTGGCGAATTTTTCTAGTCCAGATTCTTCTTTGGGCAATATTGTTATAGGCATAATTACTTACCCCCAAATAGAGTTTTAAAAATACTCCATATATCATTATTGCCACCGGTAGATGTTTCTTGGTCACCCCTTCCTCCAAGAAGAGTTCCAAATGCTCCCAAACCAAGTCCTGTTCCTATTCCCGAACCTACGCCAGAACCTAAACTTGAAAGCAAATTCCATAAAGCGCCATTTTGTCCTGGTTGAAAGAAGTGCTCAAATGACGGTTGCATACCAATATTGCCCAATAATCCGAGAAGCGATTGTTGGCGATTAAGATCTTGTAAGCCAACTTGTGATTGAAGTGATGCTAGTTGTGTTTCTAAGTCCGATCCAGCCCTACCCACTGCATTTTGGAATGCACTAGAACGCTGGCCACTCCCACCAAGTGAACTAAATCGTTCTGCTATAGATGGTAACGTGTCAGTTTGAAATGACTGCCTACGCTGATTAAGGATAGGATTAATGTCAGCAGGTTTTTGTAGTTGTTGTAATAAAGGACCAAACTGACCAAGTGCCTGATTTTGTACATTCTGTTGTTGGGGATTAAATCTATCTAACTGTTTAAGTTGCCCCGATGATCCAAATAAAGAAGGTAAAAATGCCATAACATCTCCTTAAAATTTAAAGTATTCCCATATGATATACGAGAAGTTGAAATTAGACCTATTAGAGGTAGTTGTTATAACGACATTCATTGCATCAATAGATACCTCGATTGGCGCACCCGTAGCTGATGCATACGGTAATGTTATGTAGTTAAACCCCGTGGTATCACTTGCAGCACCATATATATCTACCGTTTGCCAAGAGCTATTTGGAGTTAATCCATGAGGTGTAGTCGTTACGCCAGTATTGGGCAATTGGCCCGTTACTATTACTAGTGTATAAATTTGTCTTGGCTGAGCACTTTGTGGCGTCTGCGAGTTAAGCGTTGGATCAGGGAAAAACTGCTTGCCAGAGACAAATTCTTGGTTGTACAAATAACCAGATACGCGGTTATTGACACCAATGGTTACTTGGTTGATGTTTTGGTACATGCGTATGAGAAGCTCTTTAAATCCCGGGGGTTGTATATTGAGATCTTTAAGTTGATCAACATCCCATACATAGGTTGAGGGAATATACGCGCCAAAGTTTTCCGGATTTGATACTGCCATAGTTATCCTAATAAGTCGTCGCGGGTAGGCGTACAATTGAGTACCATACCTTCAAGGTTAAATCCTTCTAGAGATATCGCCGGAGTCATCATCTCCTCCTGTGTCCAATACAATCGTATCTGTATAAAGCTACCATCAGATTGGCAATAGACCCTATGCCATAATCGCTGTTGTTGTTGCTCTTGTGGAACTATCGCATAAGGACTCGTTTCTAATACGTTTGTTCCTAGCGCAGCTCCTGTTGCTATTCCCTGGGGAACAAGCCCTAGTTGCGAGCTCGAGGCAAAGTAATCTATGGTTATTTCACCGGCTGCGGTGCGTAGCACACAAAAATCTAAATAGGGAACATAAAAACTACGACCTTTAGATACATAGGGATTCCATTGCTTAGAATAGATATCTATCTCAGATACAAGGAACATGGTCCCCCCACCAGTGTAAACACCAGCAAGACCAGGTATAATAACCTGAATAGTATTGAGATCAATAACCATATATACCTGGTAAATACCTGGAACAAATCCTGCAATGCCATTAAGATCCAAGATATATACATAGTCTTCTTGATCCTCAACTGATGACAAACTATGACTCATAACGGTAAGAGTAACAATGCTACCTGCTATAGTAGGAACGTTAGTTATGGTAAGAGACTGAGCGTTAGTAGGCAGATCTCTATTGATAATAAGCACATATCCCTGTTGATTTCCTGCAAGCACTTGTCGTTGCTGTGCCTGTACAAGCATATCATTCCACGTAGCATCATAGTCTTCCCATGTCTCATTAAGGTCAGCCCATGTTACATCTGTCGACTGGAAGAAGTATCCATAACAGAGCCAGGTATCATCAAAAAGAGCCCAGGTCTGATTGGCGTAATTATAGACTAGAACTTGATCTGGATAGCGATTGGTATTTACGGATGGTATCTCTACTGATGGAAAAGACCAATAGACCAACTCAGGGTAGTAGTCACGTATACCCGCCACTCGCTTAGATCCATTTGATTGTTTACTTATCTCAAATATCTCATCAGGTATATTATTATCTATACGCTCTACGTTGGATCCGTTGCAGGCATGAACACCCGTATCACCTACAGCCAGAACTACCTTATCAAAAGGCACCGTTGAAAAGGTACCCAGGGCACCGAGCTCTTGATTAAGCTGTTGCCATACAAAAGGTAAGACTTGATTACCCGTGTATGCAAGTTCCCAGGTTGACCTTTCGAACTGTACAATAAGGCGATCTTTAATGAATTGAGCAGATACGATGGCTTCTTTTGTTGGTGCATCTATAAAACCAGCACCGGCTGCATTAGTACCGCCAACAACCACACCCGGCTCATACCATGCATTAGTAGCCGTAGGAGATCCATTGATGCTATAACGACATCTATTAGAATAGGCATGGTTCTCCATATCTGAATCAAGAAACTCAATCGTATTGAGCATAATAAGACGATTCTTGAAGGGAAGAATAATCAGTGCTGTTTGGATGAATGATCCATCTGCTAAAAAAGTAGTAGCATTACTGTAATTATTCCAATTGGTTCCGTCGTAGGCCCATATAGGATCATCAGTGGGGCCAGGAGCGCCGATGGTAGCGTTAAAATTAGTTACAAAAAGATACACATCATCATCCGCCGGTCCGTCCCAATTGCAGGTCCAGTAATAGTTAAGATTGGTTCCATGCCATTGCATGGTTCCCACTGAAGTAGTGTCAATAAGTACCCATTGATTAGTTTGCCACTCGTAAGCAAACTGTGTATCAAATGCTATAGTGGGTTGATCATTAATAGGCCCTACTTCATAGTTACAAATACCTAAAACAGGCTGGCCTGAATAGTAATACACCGGAGTGTTAATAGGAGCACCAGCAAATACAAACTGTCCGTTTGCGGTGTTAAATGTTTTAGTTACTGTTGCACCCGTGTCAAGCATGGGATGGTTACCCGCAAGATATACTGTGTATATTTCACCTCCTATAGAGAACTGCTGGCCCAAAGTACTATAGACAGGGCTAGCACCAGGAACAGTGCCACTAAGATTACCTGCACCATTTGTTGTCCCCACAAGCGCTCGTAGGCGCGATAATAGGGGTGCCGTCATAGTAGACGTAGCCCCCGATCCCATAAGCTCTGATCCAACTCGCTTTCTTACCGTTCCTCTAAATACATAGGCATTATAGAGCTGGTAAAAAGCATCTTCCGGTATTTGCCATTGTGGTATACCGGTTATAAGTCCTGATTTGAGAGGAGCTATAAGAAAACGATCATAAGCCATGTTATGCCCCTGTTCCTATTGCGAACCAATTAACTACTGATCCGGCAGTATTAGAATTAATAGAGAGATTTGGAAATCCTCGTATACAGGAAAGCGTTCCACCGGGAGCAGGAATCACTGCATATGAAACCTGACAAGAATAAAGCGCTGTGAAGTTAGATCCAAGATCCCCGCCGGCATTAAGGTTAACTACTACCGTTCCCACTACTGTTGTGGCCTGTCCCCATTTAAGAAGGATACCTGATGGCAAAAATGTCCATCCGGTAGCTCCGGGCGCTGGATTTGCTCCCAATATAGAAGCCGTCATTGGTATACTTACATCAGCTGCTTGATTCTCTTTTTGTACAAAAAGTTCATTCTTGCCGGTAGTAGCATATGCCTGATTCCACAGATCTATTTCTCCCAACGTAAACGCTGGAGGAGCCCCCTGTACGGGCATTTGTACATAGATGTGCTTACCCGCATTGGTTAGATCGAAACTTACATGGTTAGCATTTGCCCATGTATAAAGCGATTGGAAGTTGCCGAGTATCTGGCCCTGTGATTGTGATATTTTATCGGTAGCTAACGGAATATTTTGGTTGAAAGCCATTAGAATGTCCCCTGTCCCCAGTTATATCCTGGGCTACTGCTATTTAAAGCGTCTGTATATATTGTAGCAACGCGTTCATTAGTGTTCTGTACAATAGTTCTCCGTAACACCAACAACTCTTGCTCTTTGCAGAGCGGAAGGATCCTATTAACGCTATCAGTGTCTCTGCGATCTTCAAGAATTTTCTTGCTCGACATCGCAGCTATATACTGCCACCACTCTTCTAATTGCGGAGATTGTCCAGCGGCTAATAACTGCGTAGGCCTTACATACACTTCTATATCTACAGGATATGCCTGGTCTGGCACTGGCCTAAAAGTAAACTGATTCTGGAAATACATAACAATAGTTGGTCGTGCTGGCTGATAGTAAAATACATGCGCATTGATGTTTTGACCTGCCGCAGGTGCTGTGGGAAACGTAACGGTATATTGTCCGGTAAGATAGTTAATCGTGTTATTTGCATCAGGTGGCATTGTAAGGTCAGGATAGGTATTTGGCGGATATAGATATCCAGTTGCGCCATTATAAGGCGTATCTTGCATAACTATAGCGTTATTAACGGCATCCGCAGAAGTTATCGTCACATAATTGCGCAGTATATTAATATTCTGGCTATTAAACTGACTTAGTGGTGAGTTAAGACTATTGATAAAGCCAGTATAAGTAGTACTTACTCCATCACCAATAGTTAAAGTCATATCCGATCTATTCTTTGGATACCATCTAAATAATTCGCTCTCAGACTGAGTCATATTGATTTCTACACCGTCTACATACACTGGTGGGTGAACAGTAAGAAAGTTCTGTTGGAACTCAAATAAAGGATCGTTGATTATTTCATTAGATTGATACACATCAACACCTGGCGATGTATAGAATGTATATTTCTGGCGCAAGTTAAAAAGTCTTAGATGTTCAGGAAAGTCGTATTGTATAAACGTATTAACATATTGATCTATATCAGCATCGGATAATTGGTTTGGCGATGGAGAAAGAGTAAGTCGCCTTACTTTAGTTCTTATAGCTGCAAGTGTACTATCTGCCATAGTTGCTCCTAATATGGTGGTAAAACATTCCTAGTGGCTTGTGTGAGCTTATTATTATTTTCTCCCACAGGAATAACTTGCGCTACCGAATTTACCTGTGGCGATGGATTTGGTGGCGTTACAAAAGCATCAAAGTTAGTAGTGTCTATAGTTATAGTGAACTGCGTAGGACTCGTAACAACTATTTCACCTATAAGTGTATTAGCCTGAACCATACCCCATCCTTGAGGGACAAGCAGTCTCACAATATCACCAGTTTGATAACTATGCGGAAAAGTGGTTGTTACAAGCGCATTAGTTGCTTGCGTAATAGCACCTATATTACGCATAGCAGGAAGAAATACGGGAAATGGTATATAGTATGGATTCGGTATTGGTCCAGGCATATCTTTCCTTATAAGCTTACATCATACCTATCTTCTGTGCGGTGTAGATAGTTGCTTCACCCTCTGGCGTGATATCTTCTATATCAACAAACTCCAAACTCTGGAAGCTGCAGCGACGCACCTTTTTCTGTATTTTAAATTGACCGCCAAACCTACCCATTTCATCCATGAGATAATCATGAACAGGATACCAACAGTTTTTATTGAGATGGCGTGCTACACCAAGAGGTAAATTATATACTTGGCCATCTATAAGCGTAAACGACTGTACTGGTTCATCGCGGTACTTCTTATATACAAAACTCATTGTACCACCGGGAACCTCATGGAACCTAAAGATGCCACGAACCATTTCTTTATCTTTTTGCATCTCAAATGCCCAGTCTTTACCGGATCGTCGCTCTGGCTTTGATGGAGTAAGATTACGGGGATTAGTGTGTGATTTTTCTACTGTTTCTTTTTGTGACATAGTCTCTCCTAGTAAAGGGGACCCTTAAGGGCCCCCTCATTATCAATAAAACGTGAAGGTATTACCAGCCATCCAGAACATAGAGTCACCAATACCAGTACCAGTATTGAATCCTCCAGCAGGTCCTGCGTTTTGAGCGCCGGCTCCGCGCAGACCACCACCAAGTTGCATACCTATAAATGCAGTGTTTAACGTTGCATCACTGAGGATGTTAACGTTATTAAGTAATGCTATAGAGGTATATTCACCGATCGGTGTTGTTTGAGCGGGAGAGAACGGAACTAAAGCAGCAGGTGGATAGTACGTAGGACCAGCAAATGCCCAAGGGCCATACGCTGATGTATCTATATTTACTGTAATAGTAAAGAGTGTTGTAGGTTCATTACCGGTTACAATAACAGGAGCGTTACCCACAGCAAGAATAGTTGTTTGCATACCATCAAGAAGCGCATAATTACCCCAGACTTGAGTGCCACCAGGGAAGTTAAGACGTATTTCTTGGCCAACTTGGTATCCACTACTAACAGAAGTATAGATTACAGGTGTTACTTCAGCTGACATATAGGTAATAGCTCGATGGGTTGGATACCATTGAGATACAGGAATAACTCTATAACTACCCGCGTTAGAAACTACAGTACCTACGGCGTTAACACCACCAAGTGTAAAACTTACTCCAGGGTTAACTGCAGTAACTTGGAAATCGATACCTGCAAATTGCGGTTGGTTATTGAGGTTTGCCAATCGTACAAACTGACCCACAAGAGGAGTAGTCGCTGTGAGAACAACTGGAGGATTAGCGGCACTAAACCCAGTAATAGCATATGACACACCAGGAGTAGCAATAGATGTATTAATAACAGTAAAGCCATTATTAGCAGCAAGTTCACCAACAGTAACCGAGTTATTAGCTAAACCACCATTTTTAGTCCACACAACACCCTGGGAAATAGGCATGCCTACCTGCCAGAAGAAATCATACCCTAAAACGGCAGCGGCTTGCGTAAGCGCTGTTTGGTTAAGCACTCTCATCCAACTTACACCCGATGGTATAGGTATGATGATATTAGCACCTGTTGATGTAAATTGACCTTGTAGAGTAATAGTATTATTCATAGTTACTCCTTAGGCTTGTGTTGCACGTAAATTGATTACCCAGGCATCATTTAAGATACGCGGGACCTCAGCAAACTTGTACCCAACAGACGCATTAAGAGCCAATGGACCATCATATATCGGTGGTCGATATATAAAGGCCGCACTATATCCATCTTGTTCCACGCAGGCATATGCTTCCATACCAACACAGAATATGTTGTATACGGTATTACCATTTGCAGATGCAAAAGGAATTGCAGAACCAATACTAGAAATCAAGAAACGTAGGTTGCCAATGGAGCCCCACTCGCTTCGTAACGCATTCATAGGTGATGGATAGTTATTCTTATGAATAAATCCAGCAACTGCATCTAAGTTACCAGTAAGTTGAGTACTGCAAAGAGCAAAGTACGCATCTCGAACAGGAGCAGTACCGAAACGGTCTTCACCCTGTATGTTATCTAATACGGTGTAAGCATCGTTATCAAGCAATGTTCGCACCACCGTATCAACATCAGGTCGTTGAATTTCAGTAGGGTTGTCCATTTTTCTGTTACTTTTGTGACCAAATAATTTCTATTTGGCGGGGACTTTCTCTACTTATCCCTCACTGCATTTCTGCAATGTTCAGAGCACCGCATCTCACATTTCTGTGAGTCTTCTCGCTTGCTACGTTCAGGCTGATTATAAAGATAGGCATAATAAGCAAAGTCAGATAATCTCCATTCTCCAGAGCATGACTCTAATTCATCAATATCGAATTCAATGTTGCTTCCAAAATGTCTACTTGCTATGTGTGGCCAATATTGGTCATTTGCTAAGTCATTTGGAAGTAACACTAAAAATCTATCTGCTCTTATTTTTGTCTTATCTGTTACTTTTATCCATTCCATAATCTTGCCCCTTGTCGCCGGTTAGTTAAACACCACTACGGTTTCCAAGTCTATCAGAGAAGATTTTACAACGGCAACAATTCTACCGTTGACACCAGCAGTACAGTTTATGAAGGCCGCTGTAGCTGCAAGCATATCACGAGTCAGCGTATCCTCTGTTTGTCTCAATGAGACCCCGAGCCTTTCAGCCGCCTGATTCAAAACCATTCTGTTACTTTATGACCATTTCTGGCGGGTAGATCTTCTCAGCCTACCTCTCTATGTTTCCATAGAGTTCAGAGTACCGCATCACCTTCCGGTGTCTCATCGCTTACTACGTTCACGGTGCACGCTTCCGCTGCTTCCGCCCTGTTGTCTCCAGCATCGCCTGGTAAGAGTTCCAAGTCTATTAGATGAGATTTATAGACCCCATTTGATTTAACCAAACTTTGATAGCAGTTTTCTCGAAAATCATCTTGCTCTTTTGTCTTTAGATATCTTCCACCCTGAGATACATATCCATTACAAAAATCTCTAAGGATTTCCGCAGAATTTTTTTTATGAAGTAAATATGGAATTACTTGATCTAGAAGAACAACAACTTCATCTCTATTGTACACACCAAAACGATAATAAAACTTTTGAAGCAACTGTGGTGCTTTAACAACAAAAAATGAACCAACACTACAATTGTTTTTAATAAAATTGATTGCTTTAGAATTTATAAGACTTAGCAATACCATAGGAGAATAAATTCCCCGTCGCTCTTTCTTTATAGAAAAAGATCCGTCAGTATCCAATAATCCCGACAAATAGGACCAAAATAAACCACTCTTATAAGAAAAATTAACCGAATTATTCAATTTAGACTTGGTATCCCTTCGAGCATTTAGATTCATAACCCTAGTTCTAGCGTTTTCTCTGCATGAAATATCTTCTTTTGTTACTCTTATTCCACGCTTAAATGGATTATCTTCTATAAATCTTATCAATTCAAAAGCCTGCTCTTGCTTAATATGTAAGTATGGGCTTATTTCTTCTAAAAATGGTCTACACTTCTCAGATCTTTCTAGTCGCCACTTATACTCTAAGACACTTTTTTCTTTCCTATCAACACAAGAAAGTCGTCCTCCAAAGTTATCATGTAATAATTTTGGAAGTATATTTGATGATTTAGAAAACTGAATGCATGGATAATATGAAGGAGACAAGTCTTTCTTTTCTTGTTTTCTTAGTATGGAAAAACTTCCATCCCCATCAATTATTCCCGCAAGGTATGACATTAATTCCTCTTTTCTCATGTTTTCTCCGCACATAAAAGTAAATATATTACTTATGCTACAGAAAAAACTTACCGCTGTCAATGTTAAGCTACAATCGCTTGTCTAGGGTCTTGATTCTGTAAAGTAACCTGTTCGTTAAGGATTATGTACTGACCGTAGAATGAAACGGTGGCATCTATATCGATAGCCGTCAAATTAACACTCGGAGGCGTAACACCTGTATTGCCAAGTGGCACTAACGCAGTTGGTAACGGATTATATCTACGCATTCTCAGCGTAACACCACCATTCCTAGGCATGACTTTAAGTTCAGCTGGTATCTTATGGATCATGTTTGGAACAGGAACCGATAAGAGTTTGTAACTGAAACTTTGTTGGACCAATCTGTTACTTTTGTGACCTATGGTGTGCTTATTGCACACTACTTTCTAGGCGAGGAAGTTTATTGAGCTTCCCTCACTGTGTTTCCACAATGTTCAGAGCACCGCATCTCTAGTTTGTGTAATTCATTAGTAGCCCATATTATATCATGACGAGTTTTAGGATCTGGATCACAGGCCCTCAACCATTCTATGAAAATATTTAACTTTCTAATGTATTTACAGCAATCATTCACTAGAGTCTTCTCGCTTGCTACGTTCAGGCTGATCATATTTGATGTCCAAAGTAATACCGTTTAGTTCTTCGTTCCCATTTTCTAACACGCATAATGCATTTTTCGCATGTTTTATGGTCAGGTTTCATAAACTTATTTTCTTCTTTTTGCTGTTTACAGCTTGAACATTTTCTTTTCATAATCTTGCCCCTTGTCACCGGTTAACTTAACGCCACTACGGTTTCCAAGTCTATTAGAGAAGATTTAACGCGCCCATCTCGTTTAGGCGCAGGTAATGTGGTTGTAGTTGTAATAGGCATGTAAAAACCTTACATTATGCTATTTCACATAAACACACGTAAGTTGGCGAGACTTGTACAGCCAGAAATGTGCATACTGCACGTTGAGTGGGCGAAACTCATACAGCCCGATGGGGTTTGTTGAAGCGAGCGTCACTTCGATACTGCTCAGAGAGAATATACCATTAAGAATAATGGTGTGTGAAGAGGCGATATAAAATTCCCACGGTTGTGGGATTATTGATCGTAAAATGTGTAATTACTATTGCGCTCGTGATTTCTACAATAATCACATATATGCCTATTTTTGTATATTCTAGGATCTGATCCTTTTGAATATGAAACAAACTTTGCATGTACGGATATTCTACAAAAACCACAGAGGTGAAAACTTTCTATTTCCTTTGGTGGCTCTTCCAACAATTGCCAGTAAGGAAAGTAGTATAAGAACTCATCTAAAGTATATTGCTCTCGACATCTACATATATCCATTTCACAATATTTTTGTGCTACATAATGCCCAGGACATTCTTCGCATTCTTCATCATCACAAGCCCCCCTTTCTTTTTCAATAAACTCAATAATAGTATGAGGGTCATAATTATACCGAGCATCTAATGCCATAAATCGTCTATCTTTTGGGGGCAATTGATCTGAAGTTTTTATCCATGACATATAAAGTTAATTCGTTATAAGGGTTAGTATTAAAAGTTGCGCAGCTGTGGGATTATTTAGTTATTTTAAGATATATATGATATTGAAGTGGTATAATTATAAGAACAATATTCATAACAAAAAGTATGATCAGCATAATAAGTCTAATATTCTCAGAGCAATGATCATAGGGCAGCATTCCGTAATATATTGGGTAATATAAACTAAAGATATAATATGATATCCAAATGCAGACTACGCGCAATACTAATTCTCTTTTTTTCATAAACATATTTCATCCTCTAATCTCAGTCGCCGACATTATATCGACAACTGAGTTAATCAACTTAATTATATTAAATAGGGGTTCCTACTCCTCCAGCTATACCAAGTGCTATACCAACTTTTTTTGAAGCTAATACAATAGCAGGTTCAAGCGATTTAACTATAACAGCCTGAGCAGCTCCTCCAGCAACGCCCCCTATAGGAACAACAACATCTATAACCCGACAGACTCCCGATATAACTCCATGGCAAATAACATACGTTCCCCAAAAACCAACAAATGCTCCTACGGCAGCACCAGTGGGACCATTGGTAACTACTGCAATTTCTGAACCATTACAATAGTATTTACCATTTTCATCTTGAGTGATATAGACTTTGTCATTCATATACTTTTTAGCAAGGATGGAAGTAAATTTACCCTTTTTATTAAGGTCAAATGACTTAATCTCGGTGCTTTTTTCAAAAGATATGTTTGACGATGATGTATGAAAATCTTTCTTTAAGCTTTTGCTGAGATTATTTTTTAAAAAATGAGTACTGTTTTTATCAAAAGTGTGTTCTTTGAGCTTAGTAACAACGGATAGTTTTTTCATATCCATAGCAGAACAAGACACTACAAGCAACAAACATGCTACCGAAAGAGTGCGTAAATATTTCATATATTTTCCTACTTAGATTCTTGTTTAATTTTGTAAATATCGTTATTGGTTTCTTTAACAGTTTATATTTTGATTAATTCTTGTAATAGGGGATATTTTAGGTTTTTTATCCATAAGCCCAAAATAAATGATCGATGACCCATGCGAATACTCCTGGCCCATAGGGCTCTTTGAAAGTTATGCTGTAAATATTGCTACCACGATAGGCCTATCTTTTGGCATACAAACTATATCCAACATTACCACACGTTATCATCTTGTAAAGCATAAAAAACAATGTTTATTCAGACTGAATCCATGCAATGTATAGTGATGTGTGATAATTTTTGGTATACTTCGCTCAAAATGGCCCAAAGTAAAAGGAGCTGTAATGAAAATAAGTGACTATATGAATATTAATGAAGCTGCAAAATTTTTAGGTATTTCTAAAAATACTTTGAGAAATTGGGAAAAAAAGAAAAAAATATCGGTACATAGAAACGTAGCCAATGGTTATCGTCTTTATAAACGAGATGAGCTCGAGAAGTTTTTGCAGGAAATAATTACATATCAATAAGATCTACCATAGGAACCATATGGGTATCGATTTTTCTATCATCGTATCGGATACCTTTATCATCTTCGCTTGGATCATAAATAACTACCTGGCAATGGTTTTTTAATATAAAAGAAGTAAATATATCAAAATAGCCCAAAGAACCAATGTAATCGTTGCTGTAAAATCTTTTGGGAATTACCGTGCCAGTCATTAATAAAATTTCTTCCCTCGGTACAAATGCACACCCATTTTTAAACTTTTCTTCATGAAGCGCTGGAATAAATAGGGCATAACTTTTGCATACAGGAATGCATCCATATTCACCTTCTATCCTGGGCTCATATGTATCAATCATCTTACGAAATAGATCATCGATCCTTTTACGCAGGTCCATGTCACAATTACGGTTATACTCCATCAGGCATCTCCGGTAACTCCATCCAATAAAATTCTTTTTCTAAGGAGTAATTACAACAACATGTGCTACAACATTGATGCCAATATGCTTTACCATCATATTTGTTATCCCAATAATCATAAATTCCAAAGCGTGGTTCCCATAGAACAGTCACTCATGTACTAACTCCTTAATATTGGTCGGTATAATAACCCGTGTCTCATCAAGATACACTACAAAGTATATGTTCCCATCCTTATCTGCTAACTCTATCAAGAACTGTACATCTTCATCATTAAGTTCACTAATACAGTGCTCATAATAGTTATCAACAGTCTTCCATTCACCGAAGAATTCTTCAGTATTAAAAGCAATAATAGGTGAACACAGTAGGTAGCAAGCAAGGTACAGAAAATACTTCATATGCAGCATTCCTTTGATATTTTGAAGATTACCGTTCAAGCTAGTATATAGTTTTTTATACGTATAAAGAACCCCCAGGCGGAGATGTCTGGGGGTATGAATAAGGAGAGAGCAGTGAATATTATCGATTTTTCTTAGCTTCTTGCATCTCTCTAAAAAGATTCTTCTTCAGTTCAGGAGTTAATCCCTCTGCAAAGGCATTGGCTCGCGATAAAGGAGAATCACTACTTTGTGGAGATACAGAAGTTAAAGGCCTAGGTTTAGCAGTATTAGCCTGCACTCTGTTCCTATCAGCTGCATATTGTTCATCGGGCGCTATATTCAGCTTCTTGATCAGTGTATAGGCTGCTACTGCCTGGGTGTATACATCAGAGTTTGAATTTATGGTTGCAGCTATTTCAGGATACTCTTCCCGCAAGTTAGCAATAGTATCTTTTGTTACCACTTTATCAAAGTCACTATATTGAGCCTTGATACGAGCTTCCGCAGTCATGGCAGAATTAGTTTGCTTATAGGATTCTATTTCTTTTTTGAGATCGCGTAACTCTTGCTTAACCTTTTTAAGATGCTTCCCCTCAACAAGATCATCGTCAGCAAAACTAGGGCCATCATCAGGAGATACAGTGTTGGACCGCTGTTGTTCTTGCATGACTCGGGCAAGTTCTCTTTCCAAATAATCTGTTCGCTCAGCTTTTTCTCTGAGTCGT